GGTCGGCTGGGGGCTGGTCGGGGCCTATGCGGCGATGCTGGTCGCGGGCTTGATCGTAGCGGCGCCGGTGCTGAGGTTCTGGGGCGCGCCGATCATTCTGGAGTTTCTGCTGGGCGTCGGGATCGCCGCGGTGTGGCGGTTTGCGCCGCGTTGGGTGGGGCTGTGGGCGGTCGGGCTGGCGATGCTCGGGTTCGGGCTGGGTCTGGTCTTCGGCTATGGCGGAATCGACGATGTGCGGGCGCTGAACGATCCGTGGAACGGATTGAGGCGGGTGCTGATCTGGGGGTTGCCCAGCGCCCTGCTGGTGTTCGGTGTGGTGCGGATGGAGCGGACGGACCGGGCGCCGGGACGGCTGGCGCGGGCGGCGGCCTTCATGGGGGATGCGTCCTATTCGATCTATCTGGTCCATGTGCTGGTCATCCGGGTCTTGGGGCGGATGTTCGAGAGCGGGATGGTCGCGGCACCGGGTGATGCGGTGGTGGGGCTGACTGTGCTCGCCAGTCTGGCGGCGGGGGCGGTCGTGCATGTGTGGATCGAGCGGCCGATGCTGAAATTTATGCGTCCCTCTCCCGGCGGGAGAGGGCTTGAGCGTCCGAGAGCATAGCGATCGGTCAACGCGAAAGGGTGAGGGTCGCGCTCGTGCGAACTGGCCCGCCGGCCGACCCTCATCCGGCTCTTCGAGCCACCTTCTCCCACTGGGAGAAGGGATAAGAAATCTGAGGAGATTGCGATGGTTTCGATCCGGTGGCCGTTCGGCCAGGCGGGGCGCGTGGGCGCGCCTGAGGCGAAGGAGAGCCGGGCGGGCGGGGTGATCGCCTTGTCGGGGGTGGGGCGGCCGCGATGGACGCCCAACGATTACGCCAGCCTGGCGCGCGAGGGGTATCAGAAGAATGCGGTGGCCTATCGCTGCATCCGCATGATCGCGGAGGCTGCCGCCTCAGCACCGTTCGTGGTGTTCGTGGACGGGGTGAGGAGCGACGATCATCCGCTGGCCAAGCTGATCCGCCGGCCCAATCCCGAACAGTCGGGGGCGGAGCTGATGGAGGCGGTCTATGGGGCGCTGCAGGTGTCGGGCAACGCCTATGTCGAGGCGACAGGCGACGCCGACGGGGACGGGGCGCCGGACGAGCTGTGGGCGCTGCGGTCGGACCGGGTGAAGGTGGTTCCGGGTCGCTCGGGCTGGCCCGAGGCCTGGGATTATTCCGTGGACGGACGGTCGGTGCGGATCGGGCGGGCGACGGACGGCTGGGCGCCGGTGATGCACCTGAAGCTGTGGCACCCGCTGGACGACTGGTACGGGCTGTCGCCGCTGGAGGCGGCGGCGCAGGGGGTGGACGCGCACAATGCGGCCGGCGCCTGGAACAAGGCCCTGCTGGACAATGCGGCGCGGCCGTCCGGGGCGCTGGTCTATGGGGCGAGGAACGGCGAGCGGCTGACGGACGGACAGTTCGAGGCGCTGAAGGATCAACTGTCGAACGTATACGCCGGGGCGACCAACGCCGGGCGGCCGATCCTGCTGGAAGGCGGGATGGACTGGAAGCCGCTGAGCCTGACGCCGGCGGAGATGGATTTTACGGCCGGCAAACATGCGGCGGCGCGCGAGATCGCCCTGGCCTTCGGGGTGCCGCCGCAGCTGCTGGGGATACCGGGCGATGCGACCTACGCCAACTATCGCGAGGCCAATGCGGCCTTCTGGCGCCAGACGGTGATCCCGCTGGTGCGCAAGGCGGCGGGGGCGATGACGGGCTGGCTGGGCGAGCGGTTCGCGGGGTGTGAGATCCGGGCGGACTTGGATGCGGTCTCGGCGCTGCAGCCCGAGCGGGACGCCCTGTGGGCGCGGCTGGAGGCGGCGAGCTTCCTGACCGACGAAGAGCGTCGGCGAATGGCGGGGATGGGAGCGTGAGTGGTGATTGGTGACTGGGGTAGGCGCCAATCACGAGTCACGCGTCACGAGTCACGCGGCAAAGGAGAGCGACATGACCGAACATCATATTCGGCGCGTGCCGACGGCGCTGCTGATCGCCGTGGTGGTGCAGACGGTGGGCGGCCTGGTCTGGGCCGGCGGGGCGGCGGCGCGGATCGCGACGCTGGAGCAGCGGGTCGGGGAACAGAGGCTGGTCGCCGAACGGCTGGCGCGGCTGGAGGTCCAGGGCGAGGCGACGGCGGCGGCCGTGGAGCGGATTGAGCGCAGGTTGGAGGATGGATCGTGAGTGGTGAATCGGGATTGGTGAGTAGGAGCGAGCAATCACGGCTCACGAGTCACCGCTCACCCCTCCAAATCGAAGGCTACGCCTCGCTGTGGGGCGTGGCGGATCTGAACGGGGACGTGGTGCAGGCGGGGGCGTTTGCGGACAGTCTGGCCAAGACGGGCGCGGTAGGGGTGCGTATGCTGAACCAGCACGATGCGCGCGCGCCGGTCGGGGTCTGGGAGCAGATCGTCGAGGATGCGCGCGGCCTGTTCGTGCGCGGCTGGATCGAGGACTGGTCGGCCGAGGCGCGGTTCGCGGGCGCCCTGAGCCGGGCGGGGGCGCTGGATGGGCTGTCGATCGGATACCGCACGGCGCGGGCCCGGCGTCAGGGGCGGCTGAGGGTGCTGAGCGCGGTCGAGCTGTGGGAGGTGTCGCTGGTGACGTTTCCGATGCTGCCGGGGGCGCGGTTCAGTTCGGTTTGAGGGTCGGGCAGAGACTTGGAGACGACGACGGCCGGAGGCGCATCCGTGGTCTCTCCGCAATGTTGACCCGGCACGACACGCACGGCCACTGCGCGCCCGGAGTCGGATCGTCTGGGATGAAAGAACAATCCAAACACGGCGCCTCCCCTTCTGACTTTGAGTTGGGAAGCGAAGCCGGGGCCGCAAGGCCTTGCCAGTTTCAGTTTGGTTTGAGGGCCTGGAAGGCGCCGTTGCGGTCGAGGGTTTCGGCGAGGGCGGCCATCTGGGCGCGGCCTTTCTTGCCGTGGATGTGGCGCAGGGCCAAGCCGGCGAGCACCAGGCCGAAGATCCAGCCGACTTGCAGCACGAGGTGGGCGAACAGGATGAAGACGGCCGCCAGCGCATAGGCGCCGAGATAGACCAGGGCCAGCTGGCCGCCACGCGAGGCCGTGGGGTTGGACAGGCCGGCGATGACCTCGGCCAGGCCCGGCGAAGCGGCGGTGGACGGCAGGGCGTGATCGGAGGGCTTTGAGGCCGGCTGGGGCGCGGGTCTGGATTGCTTTTGCGGCGTGGCCTGGGCGGCGGGTGCAGCGGCCGGTCGGGCGGGTTTTGGCCTGGGCGGGATCGGATCCGGCGTGCGCCGGGCGGGACGGAACAGGATCGAGCGGCCGGCTTCGTCGACGGTGAAGACTTCCTCGAAGGCGGTGGTGGAGAAGTCGATGGCGCGGGTGTCCTGGCCGTAGCTCTGGCCATGCAGGGCCGTCAGCCGGCCCTGGCGCAGCTCGATCTGGAAGCCGACGGGGTCGGGCAGGCCGTCGACCATCGCATGGACCGTGCCGAACAGGCCGGTGGCGTCCGGGTTGGCGATCGCGCGGTCCGCATCGACGACGATCTGGGAATAGAGGCCGGCGCCGGTGTTGCGACGCAGGCCCGGCGAACTGGCGGCGACCTGGGCCCGCAGGTCGGGCACGCTGTCGCCCATCTGCCAGATCATGGCGTCCATGACGGCGCTTTCGAGGGGCGTCAGGTGGGACATGGGGCGTCAGTCCGCCTGGGCGCCCACTGCCTTTTCCATCTCCGCCTTGAGCGCCTGCATTTCGGTGGTGATGGCTTCCATCTCGGCGGTGCATTGCGCCTGGGTGATCGTCGCCGCCCGTTCTGACGCCTTGCCCTTGTCATAGGCTGCCAGAAGGAAGGCCGAGGCCGCTCGCTTCTGCGGGTCGGTTTCGTTCGCCAGCGCCGCCCGCACCTGCGCGCCGACTTCGGGCGGGAACTGACGCTCGCAGGTTCCCAGCGTCTCGAACATTCGGGTCATGCCGCCAAAGACCTGGCTGACTTGCGCCGCCTGTTCGGGAGGCAGTTTGGAAACATCAGGTTGCGACTGAATCAGAAGCGCGCCGGAAAAGGCCAGAGCAAGCGTGAGCATGTGAAGCGATCCTCGAGAGAGCAGGATCGGTAGCACGGTTTCGCCGGCCTGCCAGCCGTTCAATCACAGGTTTCGGGCGCGGGCCCGGATCGTCGCGTCGGATACGGACGCATTCACCGGAGATATCATGAAAGAGACCAAACAGGCTTCGGGCCAGCCCGAGGCGCGCGATGTCGTGCGCGAGATGATGGCGGCGTTCGAGGCGTTCAAAGGGGCGAATGACGCCCGGCTGGGCGAGATCGAGAAGAAGGCGGCGGCCGATGTGCTGCTGGAGGAGAAGGTGGCGCGCATCGACCAGGCGGTGGCCTCGGCCCAGGCGCGACTGGATCGGGTGATGAGCCAGAGCCGGCGTCCCCAGATCGCTGGAGTGATTGGTGGTGAGCCGGTCGAGCCGGCGTCTGCGCCCGAGGCGAAGGCGGCGTGGGACGGCTATCTGAAGACGGGTCACTCTCCTCAGTTGGCGGGTGCGCTGGAGGTCAAGGCGGGTCTGTCGGGCGGCGCGACCTCGGGCGGCTATGTCGTGCCGTATGAAACCGAGCGGGCCATCGAGCGGCGTCTGATGGCGGCGTCGCCGATGCGCGAGATCGCCACGGTGCGCACGGTGGCGGCGGGCGTGTTCAGAAAGCCGGTGTCGACGGCGGGCGTGGCCTGCGGCTGGGTGGCGGAAACCGCCGCGCGGCCGGAGACGGACCCGGCGACCCTGGCCCTGCTGGAGTTTCCTTCGGCCGATCTCTACGCCAATCCGGCGGCGACGCAGGCCCTGCTAGACGACGCCATGGTCGATCTGGACGAATGGCTGGCGGCCGAGGTCGAGGACGCCTTTGCGGCGCAGGAGACCCAGGCCTTCGTCAATGGCGACGGGGTGAACAAGCCCAAGGGGCTGCTGTCCTATCCGACCGTGGCTGACGCGGGCCAGGCCTGGGGCCAGATCGGCTATGTCCCCTCTGGCGCGGCGGGTGGCTTTGCGGCGACCAGTCCGGCGGATCGCCTGATCGACCTGATCTATGCGCCCAAGGCCCAGTATCGTCCCAACGGCCGGTTCG